TCATGAGAAAGAGGGACTTCATCCTTCATGCTATCTCTCAGCAGACAGAACCGGAAGAAGAGCTCAGGGTTTACACGAAAGTAACTGAGGGTATGCCGACTGAGTTTGGTTACGGCCCGGAGTGGGTATTGACTGCTATGTTCATGGATGACTACCCGAAGTTCTATACGCAGGAAGAAGCAATCGATTATTGGAACAACGTACTATCAAAGGAGTGTTTGCATGACTGATGTACGCACAATAAAACCACCGAAGATCATTCCGCATACGGAGAACCCGGCTGTGCTCATGGGCCTCAAGCTGAGAGAACAGCAGCAGAGGAAGAAGGCCAAGGAGCAGAAAGAGAAAGAAAAGAAAGAGGCCAAAACAAAAGAGCCTCCGATCTGGGCAGTTGATTTCGATGGGACTATTGCAGTAGGTAATAAGTTCCCCAACATCGGAAAGCCAAACGTAAGTCTGATCGAGCTGCTGAAGATGGCCAGGAACATGGGTGTGCGTCTGATTCTGTGGACGAGCAGGGAGGGCCACTATCTGGATGAAGCTGTGGAATGGTGCAAGGATCACGGGCTTGAGTTCGATGCAGTCAATGACAACATCCCGGAGATCGTTGAGAAGTACGGCAACAACAGCCGAAAGGTTGTGGCAAACATCTTCATCGATGATCGTGCGTTCCACTTCTGGGGTGATGAAGGAGAACAGAAACTGTGGCAGTTAGTGCAGCAGCTGTAAGAGAGTTCCTTGAATCCGCCAAACTGATAAATGGCGTATCGGCAGATAGACTTTCTCGCTACCTTTTCCTTTATGAGAAAGCGACAAAGTCAACTACAACACTTACGGGAATGCCCGGTGGCGGAGGGTCGGATCGAGGAGCCGTGCTTGCAACGCTGGCGGATGCGGATGATGACTCTAAGAGATGGGATGCTTTTGCGAAAGAGCGTCGCAAGTTAGTAAAGAAGTTTATTAACGAGGCGGAGATAACTAATCTTCAAAAAGCGATTCTCGTTTGGAGATATGTCGCATGCGTTGAATGGAATATGATCTTTGACTTACTTCGTAATTGGAGAGATATGTCAGAGAGCACCATGTATCGCGAGCACAACAGAGCTCTTGACGCCTGTGCTGATTGGGTTAACCGTACCGGAAAATATGTTGAGGAGATTAGCAAATGACTAGAGATGAAGTATTAGGAAGAGCGGCCACCTGTGTATCCGGTGATCGCGAGCAGGACTATGGTTCGCCAGAGCAAAATTTCAAAACGATTGCGTTGTTCTGGAGTGTTTACTTGCAGCGTCTGGGGCGCGGATATCTTGAGGACAAAGATGTTGCCGCCATGTTGGCCCTGCTGAAGATTGCACGGATCGCCTCCGGAAATGCAAAGGAAGATAACTGGATTGACTTGGCCGGGTATGCTGCTTGCGGTGGGGAGATCGAGAGCAAGAATGAAGAAGTACAAGTCGATCAGAATTGAGAAAGAATCCGGCGGTAAGTTCTGTATCGTTATTGATAATAAGGTTGTAGCTTCCGGTCTTAATCTGGCGGACGTATCAAAGAAAGTAGAGGAGTATTTGAATGAGTAAGTACACAGGTAAGTGCGATATCTACGATTGGTATGGCATGATCGCTTGTGATGAGAACGAAACTCCGTATGAATGTTTCAAGAGAATAAACGGAAAGATCATTATGGACGAGGGTACTTATACTCAGGAAGTAAAGATCACGAAACCGTCCGATCTAGTCATGTTCTATCCGTTCATCTCGTATGCGCACTTCCATTCCAGAGACGGAGAAGATATCCATCATATTCGTAAAGGGTCTTACCTTGCCGATACTGTAAGCTACAACCCACAGGGAGCAGCCAGAGGTTTGTCTGAACTCATGGATGAATACTGGCGAGTAAGAGAAGTGGAGGACCCGAAGTATGTGTAAGCATTGGGATTGTGTGTGTTATGCTCCAGCAACGGAGTCGTGTGATTATATCCTTATATATGGTAAGAGCAGAGGTTGCCCGGCTACAGACAAATGCCCGCATTACCGGACGGACTTCTCTGATACCCAGCCTGTAAGACTTCCCGGCCAGCTTCGTAGAGTTAATCTGGAAAGGGTTAAGCGCATGAAGGAAGCGTATGATCCGAAGTTGTTCATTGAGGACATGGCTGCCAGAGCGCATGTATCAGAGGGGGTGATGCTCTCGTGGGTAAGAAAGGAACATCCGGAACACAAAATGCTCCGAGTCAGACTCTAGCTCAGGAGAATGAGCAGTTAAAGCTCCGGGTTGCAGAGCTGGAAGAACAGCTCAAAGAAATGGACCGGTACAGAACAAGTGCCTATGCGCTGATGAGTGAGCTGTTCAGTCTGCGTAGATGGATTGAAATGCAGGAAGATCAGATTCAGGATTACAAACAGCGTACCGCAAAAGCTGAACGTGGCCTCCGTAATCTGTTCCGGTGGATGAATGTAAACATAGAAATTGAGGGTGCTCCAGAATGACAGAATTTAAAATAGAAAAAGATTGGGAAGGCCCATACGATAAGCTCCCTTCTTGTCCTTATAATGCTCGGGTTGGTTGTGGCAAGGGCGACTGTGAGCACTGTGGTTGGAACCCGTTCGTATCGTTGTATAGAATAAGTACTCAATACGGTAGTGAGGCTGCTGATTATCTAACACCACCCGGCCGCTGAAGGAGGCTTCCTAGTGGATATCATTCTAACTGAATTCCAAAACCGAGCGAAGCCGAGCGGCAAAATTGTCCATACTACATGGGAAGATTTAGTCGAACGTCTCAAAAATCCGGAGATCACTAGCGAAACTCTAGACGAGTACTTCGCTATGACCAATGAGCAGCGGACCAATGTTAAGGACTGCGGCGGATATGTGGCCGGGGAATTTGTAGATGGTAAGCGCAAGAAGGATAATCTGAAGAGCAGATATATCCTGACGATCGATGCGGACGAAGCTACTGATCATGATGTCGAGGACTTCGAAGCGCTGGAAGACTACGTGTTCTTTGTGCATGCTACGCATACCAGCACTCCGGAAAAGCCAAGGCTCCGGTGGTTGTTCCCGCTCTCCCGCCCTGTAACATCCGAGGAGTACCGTCTTCTGGTTTATTACATGAAGGGCTTGGTTGGCGCGGATACCGTTGACGAGACTACTGATCAGCCTGAGCGCCTGATGTTCTGGCCGTCTGTTCCGTTGGATGTGGACTATCAATTCTGGTCCGGTGGTTCTGTTGTTCTTGATCCGGATAAGATTCTCGATGAGATTGATATCGAGGATATCCCGGTGGCAACAAAGAGCAAGTCCTCAAGTTCCTCAAGCGCTGTGTCAGATTTCGAAGATTTCGACGGAATGCTTGGGGAGGGTCAGCGTAATAAGGGAGTATTTACCTTCGCCGCGAGACTTAGGATGTCTGGTTTGGAAGAGGATGAGATTCTTTCTCACATAAGATTGTATAATGACAACCATTGTAATCCTATTCTTCCGGATAGCGAATTGAGAACGATTGTTCATTCCGTTTGTAAATATCCTAAAGGGGAAATTATCCCATTCAATTTCCGTGATTCTGAGATGGACTTCGGCGATCTCGGGAAGCAGAAGAAAAAAGAACTTGCTCCTCCACTTGAGAATGGAAACGAGTTAGCTAGTAGGTACATAGCTCCTGCTGTATATCTCGTTGACGGGATGGTAACGACTGGGCTCGGTATGGTTGTTGCTCCTCCGAAGTTTGGTAAATCTTGGATTGCTCTTGACCTAGCGATCTCGATTGCGACAGGTACGCCGTTCTTTGGAAAGAAGACAGTAAGAGCTGGTGTACTATATTATGCTCTCGAAGATAATGACCGTCGTGTTCAGCGCCGACTGCTGCAGGTATCCGGGCAAGAGAGAAAAGATCTTTCTTGGTTCTATCATAAGGAAGAAGCGCCGACAATGGACGATGGTTTATTTGAGGAGATCGATGCATACCTTCAGATGTACCCAGAGATAAAGTTTGTTGTCATCGATACTCTGCAGAAGATTCGTCCGCCGGCAAGGAAGTTTGAAGGTGCGTATTCTAATGACTATAATGACGCCGGTAAGATTCAGCGCTTTGCTTTGAAC